CGGCGACTTCCTTCATTCCACGCGCCCCAGCTGTTTTGGACCAACACCAGCGGCTCGCCGTATAGCTTTACTATTTCTGCGCGATCGTCAACACCAAGATAGGCGAGCGCATGCGCCCAACTGCCTTTGCGTTTACTTACGCCGTTTGCATCGCGTTGATCGGAGAAGCCCTCGCTGCCGCACGAGCTAACACAGTAACCGTTTGCTAGCAGGTCGCGAAGCGCCTCGTACTCTTCGACTTCCGTAATTGTTTGCACGCGATGGTTTTCACCAATCTTGCGCCACGACTCAGGCGGCGTTCGAGAGCCGTATAGTCCGGCATTGCGCGCGCTGTATTGTGTAAAATCAACATCAATTTCGTCGTACTTCTTTCGCAGCCACAAGCCGGAATCGTTTAACGCGACCTGCGCCGCCTCTGCGCAGCTCCAGCCGTCCCCGCCGTGCCGCCGCCAATTGTAAAACGCTTCAGTGCTGAGCACGCCGTTCAGTCGCGCCGTATCACTGACGTCGGGCGCGCCTTCTAACCGACCACTGTTCGGGTCCGGCACGCCGCTTGTAATCTCGCAGCACATCGTGCCGAGGCACGCGTTGCGCGTCGACCAACTTACGCAGTCGCCGCGTCCCTGCGCGCCACCCGGTAAGGAGTCGGGGTACAGCTTGAGTACTTCCAGCACGGGCAGGCTTAACTTGCCTTTGCCGGTTTCCTCAAGGCTGTACTCCGCGCACGCCATGGCGCCGTCGGGGATACCGCCGGCATTTTTAATCTGATCTCGAAGTGCTGCGGCAGCTTCCGGGTTGCTGTAGGCGCCAACGAAGCCGCCTTCATAAGCTGCCACAACGTCGTAAACGTTCGAGAAGAACTGTTCATTATCAGCCATGACGTGCCTCCAAACTTAACTCAAGCCGTCGGCTCTTCGGGCGTAACCGGAGCTTCAGGGGCCGGCGACTCGCTAACAAGCGTGACACCGAGGAACCCGGGCTGCGCCGGCGGAAGCGTGTCGACCGCTGTAAACTCATACTCAGCGGCCGGCGAAACGTTGCCGGCATCGTCGACGTCAACCAGCGAGAGCTTGACCACGGCGTCTTGCGGTACAACCACAACGCCGAGATCTTCGCTCACCGGGTAAGACGTCGAACCTTTTTCTTCACCATTCACGGTCACCGACAGAATACGCGACACGACATCGCTGTCGACGGGCGCACCGGCGGAAACACGATACGTAAGCACATCAGCCATATTTACATTGCTCCTGATCTGCACTACTGTTAAGCCAACTGGCTCCGATGGCCCGTGCAGGGCAAGCCATTCGTGTAACACTACCAACAACCAAAAGACGAGACATACGAGCAGTACGGCAACGCTGAGCGCCATGTTATTTCTTACCATTAGCGGAATTGGCTACCGTGACACATGCTTCAATAAGTTTTGCGCGAGTGGCGTCGTTTGCAGGCACAACGTCGTCCGTACCAACAGCCCGCAAAAATACCGCCTCAATTGCCTTGTCGAGGTCGGGGTATTTGCCCGGAGTGTCGATAGCCATGTTGAGCGTACGTGCCTGTAGCTCAGCCCATTGCTCTGTCGTAACAATACGCTTGACCGGCTGACCACCGTCGCGCCGCAGTACTTCCGCAAGGCCGTTGTACACGCCGTTAATTCGGTCGGTATCGACGGTGTCTGCGTCAACAAGCAGCTCGACAATCTTGGTGTCTGTTGGCCCCGCGGGCGTGACTGGCGCGACAGGCTTTACCTGCGGAATTAACGACGGCACGCCGTTCGGAAACACGAACGACAAAGCGAGCAGCAAACCAAAGACCCAAACAAGCTTTTTCATACAACACCCTTTGACGGTTGCTCATACTCTACGATCACACGCAGTAGCGACGTGCAGGCTTCGACACCGGCACCGCAGCCCTCCGCGGCAAGCTTGTCGCGCAGCTTGGTGACGGCAATGATATCGTCCACAAGCGGCACAGCGATCGACTCTGTCACGCCGCCCGTTACCGTTTTGTCGGCGCGGCGGATGAGACTAAGCAGTTTGTCGCGGTATGTTACCGCCAGCGCAACTACGAACAGACCAGCCAGTACCAGTTGAACCGTATTCATAGAACCTCCAATTGAAAGTAACGCCCTAGTTTATCAAGTTTGCGGCACCAGTACATACGGCCGACCGTTAATCACAATAGTGCCGTTAATTTGCAGTCCAGCATCTTTTGTAATCGGATAAACCGCGGTGCGCTTTCCGTAAAGTTTTATGATTTCGGCGATATCGCCTTCTTGCGGTTTTGTTACGTTCGGATCGTAGTAGGGCGCCATCAGGTTACCCGCGTTTAAATGCGGTAGCCCCAACGCGTGCCCCAGCTCGTGACAAATAACAGCAACAGCCATGTTGAACGACCAGTCTTCCGCTTCGTCGAACATCTGATCAAGCTGGACGTTCTCGGCTACACCGCACGGCAACTCGCTCCACGCCAGTGTGCCGCCCTTGTTATCTAAACCGTTTTTCTTTCCGACACCGGAGCGCGCATAAATGTTCGCCTTGGTGTGCGTATCGACGCGCTGCGGCTCCAGCGCACACACCTCTGCCCACTGCGAAAACGCAATGTCGTAGGCTTCGGCCACCTGCTGTTCTGTCAGCCCCGGCAAATGGATTTTGTGATAGTACGTCACATTCGGCATCGGCCACTTGCACGGATCGCCGCCCGAAGCGGTGATATTGAAGTCCGGCAGACCGCAGCGCCGCTTGTTGATGCGATGCGCTGTCTTGGGGCCCACAGTACCTGTGGGGTTTAAGCCGTTAAACGACTGGAAGGCGCGGATCGCCTTTTGCAACTCCGCGCCTTTAATCTTCTTGACCTGCGCCAGCGTTTTATCGCCGAAATACCCCAGCGCATGCAGCCGCGTGAGAATCTCGCTGATCGGTAAAACGTGGGTTTCGTGTGCGGTTGGCTTCCGTGCCATCGTGCGCCTCCGTGCTTGATGTTAGCGCGCGGGGGCCAGTTCCATTAGCCCAGCAGCCGCGGCATCATCAATTGTATCACTTAGGCTGTACACAGCACCCACAACTGGATTATCACGCGTATAGGTCGTGCCAGTCTTTGCGCAATGTTCTCGCCATAAATTATTTAACCGACGGCGCAAGCGCATTAACTTCCGCGGCGGCAACGTGCGAAGCTCACGCATGTTTTGCGCAATAGATTCGTCCGAGTTTTGCTCGCGGCAGTGAATGATTACCTGCACCAACACCGAGATAATCATGATTACGAGAATCGGATCAAACTGGCAGTTCTCGTTATCTGCCTGCAGCACAAGCTCATCCGTGAGCTTGCGTTGCAGGTCTTGTAAGGCCGGAGACGCAGCGATCCGCTGCTGCAGTTCTTCGGTGGTCATCAGTTCGCAGTCCTTTCAGCGCGCATCTTCTCGACAGCCACGGCTTCCATGTAGCGATACCGCGCATCAATCATCTGGGCACGCAGCTCAGTGCGACCAGCCAGATACTTCCAAATCAGCGCGCTATTGAGCACAACAATCTGCGTTGCGCCGACAATCGCCGTCACAGCCTTGGTCAGCGTCTCGGCCTGCGAGGTGTCAACCCATCCAACCAGAACGCCCACCGCGATCAGATTGCTGACAGCGCCCACAGCCATGGTCCAGAATTCCGGCGTCAGCCAGTTTCCGGTATCTACGTTCACATCGTCAGCGGCGCTATTTAAAACGCGCAGCTCTTCGCGGACAGTTTCAACGCTTTTTTTGATCGCCATAACACGCTCCTTAAGTAACGAGGAAAGCACATTATGCCCCGGATATGTTCCGGCTGCAATACGTTTTTATCGCCCAAACAGACTGGGTACGACGGCGTGCATCATACCGCCCCATAACCCCAGATCTTGTAACTTTGCTTGCCCAGCTGGTGTTAATCCGGCCATGGCTGACAGCGCTTTACCCGCCAGCGTCGCCGTGGCAAGCCCAACGCCCGCCGAGGCAATACCGTGAATAACGTCAATGGGCCGGATAATCGGGGATTGCATACTAGTGCTGATGCCACTCATTAAACCGGTCGTGGCCGCGGCGTAAGCTGGCGGCGTGTAATTGCTAAAGTTACCCGCCCGCATGCCGCGATTTACGTCTTGCCACGCGGCCTGATTAAACTGCGGCACGCTTACAATGGGGCTGTAGAGCGCTGGCGGCTGCCCCGGAAACATGCTGCTTTTTTCGCGCTCTTGCATCTTTTTTTCATACGGGTACACAACCGCCGTATTGTTATTTGTGATCAGGCCACGCGGAAAGCTTGTACGCAGCGCGCGGGCATTGGCATAGCCGCCAAGCCCAGCCACGGCAGCGCCGCTCAGCGCGCCGAGTAAACCCAGCGTGCGGCGCAGTTTTCCGCGCTCGATATAGCGCTCTGGGAACAGCTGCTCCGCGAGCATACCGGCGCCGTAGCCAGTTCCGCCGGCAAGTAAGCCGGTCATGATGCCGTTCGACAGCGGCGATGGTCCCGCCATCAGGGTGTTGCCTGTGTTCCACACCGCTGGCAAGCCGGGAACCAAGGAACCACGTTTGACGACGACCTGCTGCGCAAAATCGGGTGTTGCGGAAGACAACAAATGCGCCGCGCAGCTATATCCGCGTTCCGCCATAACCGCGGCGTACTTTTCGCGGGCATCGGCGGCGATCTCAATCGGGCTGTATAGCGTAACGGCGTTTGTGGTGGGATTCCAAGCCGCTACGGTATGCGACAGCACGTGCGTAGCTGCGCCTGCCTGCTCGTGCGCAACTTTGACCGCATGCGCACACGGCAACAGCTCTGCTACTCGCGCCGGCACACGCTGCCAGTCCTCGACGGTGTAGATACTGGTTGTCATATTAGTGCGCAACTGAAAAAACGAAGCGAAGTGCCAGCGAAATCCACGCAAGAAGTCCGCTGATAGCTAAAAAAACAATAATCGCAGTCAGCAGCGCCACGCTACCCAGTTTTTCGAACGGAATTTTTTTAAACAGGTTCCACGCGCGCAGGTAATCAATCGCGTTTGGGGGTTTAGGCGGCGGTGCGGGCGCAGGTACAGGCTCGGGTTTTTTGGTATCGATCCCTAGAGCTTTTTTGATCATGTCGAGCAGCGGTGTGGCCATTATTTCTTCCCCCAACGAGAGATAGTGTCAAAAATATCATTGCCGTAAAGCTGCACAATCTTGTCCGTGGGGTTCATTTGCGGCAGCGTGCCGTTAATCGCCATCTGCGCCACTTGATAACGATAGTTTGGGTCAAGCTGCGACCGGTACAAGTGTGATTTATGCCGCGCCGCCATAATAAAGTCGCCGCGCTGTTTGGCCTTGAGCAAATGATCGGTCACGTTTTGAAAAACGGGCTTACTGTGGTCGTAGATAAGCGGCTCGCGGAAGTTCAATAAGTTGCGAAACTGTTGCCCGTACACGCTAGCGCCAGCTTTCTCTATTTTTTGGACTTTTTTGTAGTAGTCGGGGTCTTCGGACAAGTGATCCTTGGCAATTTCTTTGGCAACTTGACCATTGTCTGTGTGTTCGCGCTCATGTTTAGCTCCTTCAGCTAAAGCAGGTTCAGAAAAATCCCGATCGGGTAAATTATCGGCTTCACCGCCCGGTAACAGGTCTTTTTGTCCCGAACGGGAAAGTGCGTTTGGCTGCTGTTTTTCTGCGGCAGATACCTTCTCGGCGGCGCAGCGGCCGGATTTTTTACACACGCACGTTTCAGGGCACATGCACGGACCGGAGCAGCCACAGTCGTACGTGGTCTTATCATCCGCGGCGGCTTTGAGTTCTCCCCTGCTGATGGGGTTACTAAACCTATGCTCGTCGGCGCTTTCGGCCGAGGTTTCGGAACCCTTGGCCGTGCCGTTGTCGCGTAAAACGCCTTTGCGCCGGACAGCGAATGTGATGTGAAACGGTTGATCGTCCTTGGGCAGCGCCGAAAGGCCGTAACTCTTGCGCAAGGCAGACAGCGCCGGACTGAGCACATGTAGCGCCCATACTTTGCTGACGCCGCGCACGTTTTTGACGTCAATTTCTTTTAGGCCGCCCAGCGTATAGCCGAACATGTGACCGCGTTCGTTAATCTTGTCGCCGCCGATTGCTTCTACTTCAGCCGCCGTCATCACCGAGATGTGCGCATTGACCAACTCGCCATCGACGTTTGGTACATTCATCACGCCGGCAGTCGGCAGCTCAGTGCCGGGCTCGGTAAGGGCGTCAAATACACCGCGGACGAGCGCGTTGGGCACCGCCAGCAGCAACCAGCCGCTTTTTGCGAGATATAGCCGACCCGAAAGCGGGTAGCTCGTGGCGGCGTTCTTGTCGCCGCTCATATACAGCCAGCCTAGCGCGTTGCCAGCAGCGTAGGCGGGGTGCTCGCGGAAGTATTCCGAGTCCCACGCGAGCGGATCTAAAGCGGATAGCGTATCCATGCGGGACTCGTCCTTATGGCTGCCTGAGTAGGACTCGAACCTACGACCCGGCGGTTAACAGCCGCCTGCTCTACCAACTGAGCTATCAGGCAATTTTGTCACGGGTGCGTAGTCATCGTTGGCATGTCAGTATGCCCGTGACTGTGCGCTACTGCGGCTAGCGCAGACACGAACAGAAGCAGACAAAACATAGCGGACGCGCCCCACGCCGCTACGCTCAATTGTTTACGAATTGTCATTGTCATGCTCGTGATCTCCTTGACGATCGCGCTCGTGCACAATGGTGACTTTGATACCAGCTCCGGCTAGCAAAGATATCACAAGATCGGTCATTGTGGAGCCGCCCATGCCGGCGAGCACACAGATTCCGATCAAACCGTAAACGTTCTCTGCTTTTCGGTAGTTTTGGTACCAAATCAGCGCAATGGCCAAACCCAGAAAACCGGCGTTGAGCATGGCGCTGACCACAGCTAGTTTAGATAACTTCTTGGCAAACCGCAAAAAGGTCGCCAAGCCTGCAAAAGCAGCAGCGCCAAATGCGCTAAAAAGCACCGACAACGAATGTAGTGTTTCGTCGCCCATGTTTAATAACTGCCGGCTGTGTAACGATTTGTGAAATGTGAATGTACGCCAAAAGCCCCTGCGATCCCCTGTCCGCAGGTCCGTGTCCCGACCGAAGTCAGGACTCCGCAGCAACTTTCAAGGACAAAATTTATCCTGTGTGGCATTTGCTGCTCCTCCGCCCGCGTGCCCGACAGAATCTGACCGCGGAACCTGTAACCCCGTTGGCATCCATGCCGCCGAAGAAACGCCTAACCAGCCGGCCACCACGACTAACTTTTGACGCACATACAGTAATTTTAACACTCGCGGTATGCAGTAACTACAGACCGCTAAACAGATTTTCAAAGAACAAAAATACCGGCGCAATTTAGATATAACGCGCCGGTTCGTTACTGCATAGCCCGGCTGGCTCGTAATTATCCAGCCAGCTGGGCTCGGCCAGCTCGGGAAACGCCGCGATTGAGCGCGGCGAAAGTTCGCGCGGCGGCATCGTCCAGATAAATTGCGCCGTGGTCAGCGACAGCGGAATTTCGCCGCCCATAAACGCGTGCGCGCCAATTGTGCACAGCGCGTCGAGCGTTTCGGCGTTGTAACAGCGCGACCAGACCCGCTGCTGGGAAAAGAAACTGGGCGGCGCGACACTGAAACCATTTTCGTTGGGCAGCACAAATCCGCCATTTAAAAGCTGCACATCGACGCAAACATGCCAGCCAGCTTTCAAACTCGCCTGCACATATTTCAGCGTATTTTCCAGCTCTGGTTGCCGGCCGTCGATGTTGCCCAAGTGCGAAATGATAATCCCGTCGAAGCGCGCCCTGCGTCCCATACACTGGCCTTTTTTTTGTTAACAGCCGCCACAATTGCATGTGACGTATCGTACCGACGTTCGTGACCTATGTCCACGAACCTGTGTCACAAAATCTTGGCCGCAATGAGACAACCGCGCGCGACCGCATGCAGCGGATCATTGGCGTGACGTACTTCTTTGACCGGCAGCGGAAAACCATGCTCGTCAAGTTTCTTTTGAAACATTTCAACGAAGCCTTTAGCGCGTGTCGTGCCGCCGGCCAATGTTATCAGAATCGGCTCTTTGAACTTGGGCAGAGCTTTGTGGCCCTGTAACGCGTGCGCAAGCATCTTCACGGTGTAATCGATCAGGCGCTCGTAGTACACGCTAACAGCAGACAAAATTGCGCTGTCACTCTGCTCGCCAATCACAAACGTGCCGTGCTCTTTCTCTGCCTGCACAACTGAATCCGGCTCATTTGTGGCAACGGCCGTCATGCGGTCAATCCAGTCGCCGGACTTCGTTGTCGAAAACAGCACGGTGGGTTCGCCGTTGAGCATGACACAGCAATTCACCATGCCCGCGCCCCACGACAAGCCAATGCCGGTGTAATCATCGTTTTCCAGCTCCGAGTAGCACAGCGCTTCGGCTTCGTTAATCGCCCGGGCCGTGTAACCCTGCTCCGCCAGCACCGTGCGCACAACGTCTTCGTGATACGCGACGTCAAAATCATCGTCTTCCTGATCGACGGGCTGGGCCGGCACGCAAAAGATCAGCTTTTCGTGCGGCTCGCTGGCGGTGCCGACAACTTCCTTGAGGATAAACGCCAGCACGCGCTTGGCTTCTTTTTCCTTGGGGCTAACCACGCCGCGATACATGGGGCGCTTGGCCGAGTCATTGCGCTCAACGGCCTTTTCGATGGCGTCTTGGCCGAGAATAATAAACGTGCCGTCGGCGTCGCGCACAAATACCTTACCCTGTAGACCTTTTTCGATCATCTTGGTGGCCACGGGGGTCGTCGGCTTGATGACGTAAAACGCATCGCGGAAATCTTTGTATTGAACGCTGGCCGCGACGGCAGAGTCCAGCGCGTCTTGCGCCAGCACGATAAACGATGTTCCGACGTCTAAACCCTTAGCCATAACTACTTACCTTTCTTCTTGAGTTTCTTTTCCAGCTGCTTAATGTACTTGTTTTGCTTCTGCAGCTTATCGCACTGTTTTTTAATCTTTTTTTTCGTCCACTTGTCCCAAAACGACATCACTTACCTTTCAACTGCGCCAGCTTTGACACTGACGAATTAATATCATCTTGCGTCTGCGTGGTTTTGCCAAGCGTGACATCCTGTGTTTTTTGCATGCTGGACGTGTTAATCTCGCCCACGTACTTGCCGGCGTTGATTTCTATTTTAGCTTTTTCAGCCGCAGGATTGTCGCGGAGCGCCGCCCGTAACGTATTGGCCGCGGGCGCCACGTTCTCAGCGCGCTGAACTAGCGTAACGTACAGTAAATTCAGCCGCCCGGTCAGATAGCCCAGCGCAAACCCGGTAAAGAGCAGCACCAATGCGTTGGTATACAGCGAATACAATTCCATGACTTTGCTCACTGTGCGTCCTGATCTGCAAATGTTTTGGGCTGCCACACAGTATACGGGTTTACGGCCTTGGGCGTGAAGATCGGCAGCGTCTCGCACACATCGAACTGGTCTTCGAGTTTTTTAAACACTTTTGGATCAGTCGCGCCGACGCCCTCTGGCAAATCGTCAATCCAGATGTCTATCTTGTAGCCCAGCTGCTGCGTTTTTTCGCGCTTTGGAGAGTGGTTGCAGAAGATACACGCGCTGAGCAGTTTGTACGTCTCCTCGCCAAAAACCTGCGCCAACTGCAGACGATTAGCCGTCGAGTCCGTGCGGCCAGTCACGCACAACACACGATGCCCACGGGCTGTAAATAACTTAATCGCCATGCGCCACATATCGACGTCGCTGGTGAACGTGCGATCGAAGTCGATGGCGATTGTGGTCGTGCGGTATGGGTTCATGCTGTCTTGAGCACGTGCCACGCGTTGGCCCATTTGCTGGCGCGATCAAACGTGATCCAGTGCCGGCGGAAATCCAACTCAGCCGCGGGCACAATAAAAAACCGCTTGAGCCGCACGTGTA